AACACGTAGAGAATTTGTACCATTAGTTACAAACACAAGATTCGTTTACAATCCATATCTTATTGCTATGGGCACAGTTGCTTGGGATATGATTAATCCAGAGATGGTTATGATTGGAACTGAAGATGGTAGTGCTACAACTGATGCTAGAGAGCTTGTAAAATTTTATCAAAGTGTAATGGAAAACAATCCACGTTATGAAATAGGAACTTGGGACGAATGTGAATGTATCAAAGTTTTCTATAATACATTTATTAGTACAAAGATTGGTCTTGTAAACATGATGCAAGACGTTGCACAAAAGCAAGGTAACATTAATGTTGATGTTGTAACAAGAGCTCTTGCAAAGTCAACCATGCGTATCATTAGCAAAGCATATATGAAAGCAGGTATGGGAGATGGTGGTGCTTGTCACCCAAGAGATAATATTGCATTACGTTACATGGCAAAGGAACTTGGGCTAGGTTATGATATATTTGATAGTGTAATGAATGCAAGAGAAAAACAAGCAGAGAACATGGCTATTGAAATATTAAAGTATGGTAACAAGATTCAATTCAGTAGTGATAGTTATAAGCCAGGTGTTGATTATGTTGACGGAAGTTATAGTTTACTAGTTCAACATTACGTAAAACAGCATGGTGGATTCATTGTGCATAAGCACCCTAACATTTACGTTTTAGTTCATGAAGGAGATAAGGTACCAGAAGGTGTAGCAGTATTTGATCCTTGGAGAAGTTACAAAGGACCTAACGTAGTTTACTATGGTAACACAAGGAAAGACAAAGGTATAATTTGTGAGTAAAATACTTATAGCAGGTGACAGTAACGCACTAGGCGAATGGGGAACTATTGTTCCAGGACCTAGTTGTGCAAATCCTGATCATCCAGAAGTATTTCGTCCTTGGAATAAAGACAAGTATTTAGAAGGACAACACCCTAAACCTTTTCAAGTTGTATGGCCAGGCTTTGGTTATTACTTAGATCAAAAAGGTCACGCAACAGTTAATTATGCGTTTGGTGGTTGTGGCAACTTTCAAGCATTATACAAAGTAGAAGAAGCACTAGGACTAGCACCTTGCTTTACAAGTCCTACATTTTACAATCCTGATTGTATTGTATGGATGATCACTGAACCTTGTAGAGATTTAAACAAATTATCAGATGAAGCAGGACTATATGATTTAGACAAATACTACGAAGCTACAAATAATCTTGTGCAAAACGCAAAAACAATAAAAGAAATAAATGACGGATTATTACAACACGCATTAGATGGTGCTCAAAAAATATATGAAGAAACTAACATACCTTGGATAATAGTAGAAGGTTGGACTAAAGTAGAATTAAAGGAACACCATACGTTTGTAAAACATATTCATAAGGATTGGATGTCTAGCATTATTAAAAGACCTGTACCAATGTTTAGTAGTTGGCAAACTGTGGATAATATTAGAAGACGTAGACCAGACTTAACGGAAAGTGCCGCAGAAAGTTTACGTTTATTTGCAAGACAAAAACCGGAACTTAATATTCCTGATTTGCCTAAAGGTCCTGAAAACGAATTTAAAAAAATAGTCGATGATTATGAAGAAGTAATTAAGATTATGGAACAAAGCCCATTGTTTCCTGATAACTGTCATCCTGACAGAACTTTACAAGAACAATTGGCACACGAGTTAGAACCTTATGTATGATGCAGTTTTTATAAGTTATAATGAACCAGATGCAGATGAAAGATATAAACGTTTATTAGAACGTTATCCTAACACAAAAAGGGTTCATGGTGTAAAAGGAATACACCAAGCACACATCGAAGCCGCGAAAAAATGTTATACAAAAATGTTTTGGGTTATTGATGGTGATGCTGACTTATTACCAGAATTCAATTTAGATCATAAAGTAAGTGAATATGATTTAGATTGTGTCCATGTTTGGCGTAGCCGAAATCCTATCAACGATTTAGTCTATGGTTATGGTGGTGTTAAACTCCTACCACGACGACTCACTATGAACGTAGACGTTAGCAGTACTGATATGACTACTAGTATAAGTGATAGGTTTAAGGCTATGCCATTCGTGAGTAACGTTACTAGTTTTAACACAGATGAATTTAGTACTTGGAAAAGTGCTTTTAGAGAATGTGCAAAATTAAGTAGCAAAGTAATTGATAGACAAGAAGAAGGAGAAACAAATGAAAGACTCAAAGTATGGACTACTAGAGCTCATGGAAGATTTTGTGAGTTTGCGATTCGAGGTGCTAGGGCTGGTATGGAGTTTGGCCTTTCTAGCGGGTCTGACCTTCGGCTAATAAACGACTTTGATTGGCTACAAGAACGCTTTCATATGGATGAAATGAATGATACCATTTAAGGATATTACAAAACTAGGACATAAGAATATGTTAGACAAAGGTGTGTTTAACGTAAGCTGGATCCTTGGACGTTTTTGTAATTATGATTGTAGTTATTGTTGGCCATATGCAAGAAGTAAAATAGTTGACCATAGACCATTTGAAGTGTATACTAGAACTATAGATGAAATAAAACGTCAAGCTAGAGCAAATGGGTTTGATAAGTTTCATTTTAGTTTTAGTGGCGGTGAACCAACTGCTTATAAAAAATTTATAGATCTAGTAAAACACTATGAAGATTATGAAAGCGAATATCTAAGCATACACATGACTAGTAATTGTAGTCCGGCAAAGCGTTGGTGGCAACGCTGGCTTGATGCAACACACGTAATGGATAGAAGAACCATCACTGCAAGTTATCATGCGGAATTTGCCAACGAAAAAGAATTCGGCGACAAGTTATTATTTTTACAGGATAATGATGTTGGCGTCACTATTAATCAGGTAATGGTACCTGAACATTGGGAGGAATATTATGATAGAAGCAACAGATTCATTGAACGTGGTCTTCACGTTACTCTTAAGCCTCAGTCTGATCCTACCGCTAGTTTTGTCGTTAGCGGTTATACTGATGCCCAAAAGAAAATATTACAAGAGGACAGTCAGCAAGATGAAAAACAAATGCGGTTATATGATGTTAAAGGAGTAGAATATTGGGTAGACCAAGCAGAACGTTTAAATGCTTTTGGCTTTAACAAGTTCAAAGGCTGGAATTGTTGGTCTGGTTATCAAAGCTGTATTATACGAGAACCTGGTGGAGAAGTAAAACGTGCATATAGTTGCCATGATGAGCCTCTAGGCACGTTAGACGACGGATTTGAGCTGTTTAAAGCACCAATGCCGTGCATAACTCCAACCTGTGTTAGTAGTGCAGATAGCAAAATACCAAAAGAAAGGACGATAAGTAATAAGCATGGACTATAGAGATTTAAGCCAATTTGGAAATCAAATAGAATTAGAAACAACAGCAGACGCAGAGACGTTAGTTGCTTGGGCCAATGGTTTTGAATGGCAAAAATACAATCCACGTAAAGATGTTAATCGTTGGGGATTAAGTGTAACAAGTTCAGATGGTACATTTAATGGTATTGACTTAGATAGCTTATACGAATATAACAAGGAACATGGTACAGAGTATGGAGAGAAAGACTTTAATGTACCAACTCCTGTTTTAAATCAACCACTTGCAAAAATATTAGAGCCTTGGGAAGGACATTATTATAGAACACACTTTTTAAAGTTTGGTCCAGGCGGATTTTTTCCTCCACACAGAGATTGGGACTACACAGGAGAGTTAATAGATACGTTTAGATTAATAATGCCATTACGTAATGTTAATCCTCCGCAGTTTAATTTTATTCTTGACGGAAAACAGTTACATTGGGATATAGGCAGAATGTATTTCGTAGATACTTTGAAAATGCACTATCTATTCAACAGTAGTTTTACAGATAGTTACTGGTTAATAGTGAATGTTGCCGCCAATGACAAAACAATAGAAACAACAATGAGAAAGTTTAATCAAAAGTAATGTATAAGCTAACAGACATAAAAGCAATTCATTTGGAAGTCACTAGTAGGTGTCAAGCCAAGTGTCCTATGTGTGCTAGAAGATTAAATGGAGGTCCGTTAAATCCTTTTATGGGACTAGATGAGATTAGTATTGACAAATTTATGGAATGGTTTGACATAGACTTTATAAAACAGTTAAATCATTTAGGAATGTGTGGTAACTTAGGTGATCCTATCGTTGCACAAGACACTTTAAAAATATATCAATACCTACGTGAAGCAAATCCTCATATGGGATTACAAATGCACACTAATGGTAGTGGACGCACAGACAAATGGTGGAAGGAACTTGCAAAATTAAAAGTAAATGTTGTATTTGGTATAGACGGTCTTGCAGATACACACGCAAAGTACAGAATTAACACAGACTGGAAGAGAATTATACACAATGTTATGACCTTTGTAGACGCAGGTGGAAAAGCAAGATGGGATATGTTGGTATTTGCACATAACGAACACCAGATTGAGGAATGTAAAGAATTATCTAAACGTTTAGGTATGGAAAACTTCTCAGTTAAGCATACTACACGTTTCAAAGACGGAAAATTTACAGTATTAAATGAACAAGGACAACAAATAGATACTTTGTATCCATCAGAGAAAAGTAAAGAGATGACTAGCAAAGTAAAACAAGCATCTGCAGAAACATTACCGACTATAAAATGTAAAGCAGTAAAAGATAGTATGTTATATGTAAGTGCGTTAGGTACAGTTACTCCTTGTTGTTGGTTAGATCAACAATTTTATCCTCCAACACATGATAATCGTATAGACTATCTGGATAAAATTAAAATTTGGCCTAATCTAAATGAAACAAGTTTAAAAGATATCTTTGCAAGTGGTTACTTTGACCTAATTGCAGGGTGTTGGAATACTACAGGGCTTAAAGAATGTTCAAAACAATGTGGAAGTTTTGACAAATTAAATGAACAGTTCGTGGAGAGAGCATGAAATTAACGATAGCAGGATATGGAGCAGTAGGACAAGCACACCACAAGGTGTTTGGAAACCATTATGACATAGAAATATATGATCCTTTCAAGGGATATGACACTATGAGTAAGGATACTGAAGGACTTATTGTATGCACAGCAACACCATCGTTTGAAAATGGTGCTTGTATGGTTAATAGTGTATATGATGTAATAGAACGTTCACCTAATGTACCTGTTATTATAAAAAGTACAATTAGTTTAGAAGGTTGGGAAACACTTATTGAGCATTTTCCAGATAGAGAAATAACATTTAGTCCAGAGTTCTTGCGTAACAATACAGCAGAACAAGATCTATTAGAAACAAAGGACTTTATGTTCGGCGGAGGAAACATACACTTCTGGCAAGGAATATTTGTAAACGTACTAGGAAAGATAAACATTGGTATTGCAGATCCAAAAGAATTAATATTAGTCAAATATTTTAGAAATAGCTTTTTAGCAAACAAGGTTGCTTTCTTTAATCAAGTATTTGACTTATGTGAAGCAACAGGCATTAACTATGACGCAGTAGCAACAGGTGTAGGTGCAGATAAACGTATAGGTACAAGCCATACCAGTGTTACAAAGGAAAGAGGCTTTGGTGGTCATTGTTTTCCTAAGGACATTCAAGCATTAATATACACAGCAAAACAAAACGGAGTAGATTTAACTTTACTGCAAGAAGCATTAGAATATAACAAAAAAGTTAGAAAATGAAAATAGATATACACGATATAAAGTTCTGGATGGACGCAATACGCAACAGCGAAGATAAGGAACGCACACTTGAAAGTTTCTGGGACGGCCAGATTAAAAGTAAGCTGTGGCTAATTGAAGCACTTGAAAAACATAAGTCAATTAGAAATGCAGATTGCGTAATACATGGCGGGTGGAACGGTGTCTTAGCTTGTATGATGTTTAACAGTGAACTAGGAATCAAACATATTACTAGCATTGACATAGATCCTAAATGTAAAGAGATAGCCAGTACAATGAATAAACGTTATGAGATGGAAGGTAAATTTGAAAGTGTTACTGCTGATATGTGCGAGTATGAATACCAAAGAGAGCCTTACTTTGTAATCAATACAAGTTGTGAACACATAACGCAAGAACAATATGAAAAGTGGTTAGATAAAGTTCCTAGTGGATCACAAATTATTTTACAAAGTAACAATTACTTTGAACTAGATGAACACGTAAACTGTAGTAATGATCTTAAAGAGTTTGAATGGAAAAGTAAATTAAATGTAACAGAAAAAGCAGAATTAGAATTACCCAAGTATAAAAGATTTATGTTGGTTGGAAGGAAAGAAAAATGAAAATAAAATTAGGTTGCAGAGGCAGTGAACTATCACTACACATGGCAGAACTAGTTACTAAAAAACTTGAACAGTTAGATTGTACTGTTGAAATTATTCCAATCAAGTCTGAAGGAGATATTCAATCAGAAAAAGTAATTTCTGAAATAGGTGGCAAAGGTGTATTTTGTACTGCCATAGAAGATGAATTATATAATGGCAAAGTTGATATAGCTGTACATAGTTGTAAAGATCTTCCTACAGTAATGCCAAAAGAATTAATACTTGCAGGAGTATTGAAACGTAATGATCCAAGAGATTGTTACATAGGAAAGTTTTTTCCTGGTGCAAAAGTAGGTACAGGTAGTCCAAGAAGATTAGAACAGCTTACGTTAATTAATGAACACCTAGATGTAAAAGGTATAAGAGGTAATATTACAACACGCATAAAAAAATTAGAAGAAGGAAAATATGATGCTATTGTTTTGGCAAGAGCAGGATTAGAATTATTAGGACTAGAAAAGAAGATAACACATACGTTTGACTTTGATCATATGTTACCAGCAGTTGGACAAGGTGTTATTGCTATACAAACACGCACAATGAGTCCTTACACAGCTTTAATTAGACAAATAAATCACTTGGATACTTTTTACTGCGTATTAGCAGAACGTACAGCATTGAAGTTCTTAGACGGTGATTGTCATAGTGCAGTAGGAATACTTGCACAGGTCACAGGAGATTGTATTACACTAAAAGCAATTAATTATAATAACATGAAAGACTGTACAGTTACAGGAAAGATATTAGACTATAAACAAATAGGTGAACAAGTAGGATTAGCAATAAAATGAGTAAAACATTTTGCCCACTACCCTGGATACATTTAGCAACACGACCTAACGGAGATGTTAGAGTTTGTTGTACTGCTAATGCCAGTGGTGCAGGCATACTAGATGATTTGTCAGATGTTAAAACAGCAGGTCTTGTCAAGAAAGACGGTATTGCTATGAACCTACGTGACCATACAATAGAAGAAGTATGGAACAGTGAACACATGAGAAGAACAAGACTACAAATGCTTAACGGAGAAATACCTGCTAGTTGTGTAAAATGTTTTAATGAAGAAGCAAAAGGTATTACAAGTAAACGTCAATGGGAAAGTGAAGAATGGAAACAACGTTTAGACTTTGATAAACTTATTGCAAGTACAAAAGAAGATGGTACTGCACCTGTAAGCATTCCTTATTTTGATTTGCGTTTAGGTAACCTATGTCAGTTAAAATGTGTAATGTGTAGTCCACATGATAGTTCAAGTTGGATTAAGGAATGGAAACTGCAATATCCACAGTATAAGAATAAAGATTTGATTGCTGACCAAGGTTGGGACGACCAATATGATTATACTTGGTATAAGAAAGGCTCTTTTATAGATTCAATGAAGCACCAAGCATTTAACATACAAGAATTATATTTTGCAGGTGGCGAGCCATTATTAATACCAGAACATTATAAGATATTAGAGTTCATGGTTGACGAAGGATATGCAAAAGATTGTAATCTAAGATACAATTCAAATGGATTAGAATTGCCAGATAAGTTGTTCAAGTTATGGGAACACTTTAAGGAAGTACGTTTTAACTTTAGCATTGATGCTTACGGACAACGTAACGATTATATACGTTATCCTAGTAAGTGGGCAGACATAGAAAAGAATTTAAGAAAGCTAGATGAAAACACAAAAGATAATACTGTAATTAATATTGCCTGTGCAATACAATTATTAAACGTAGGTTACATAGATGAACTAGCTGAATGGAAAATGGATCAAGGATTTAGTAAAATTAATCCATCAATGTTTGGCGGAGGTATCATAGGAACGCATTTGGTTTATTTGCCAAGTTACTTGAATGTCCGAGTGCTACCTAAAGAAGCAAAAGATTGGGCAAAAGAGAAAATAGAAAAATTTATAGATAGACAAAAGTTTAATTTGGAATTTAACCAACATCCATATGGTGCTCAACGTTGGAGAGGGCTAATTAAATATATGGAGCAAGAAGATTGGAGCAATAAACTTCCTGCACTACAAGAATACTTAAAGGTAACAGATGATAGACGAGAAACAGATTTTAGAAAGACTTTTCCAGAACTAGGGAGATATATGTAATGGAATACAAAGGACTCATACTAGGACAACAGAAAGATGTTAATATTGATACAGAACATTGGAAGTTTGGAATCGTTAGAAATGGTGTAAAGGTAATTGATACACTACTACATTATTCTGCATATAGTCTAGGATATGATGATCACGGAATCATAGATAAGGTTTGCGAAAGACTTAAAACTTTTAAGCCAGAAGTAGCAGACGGATTGTTTATGGCGTTTGAGCCTGCACTTAATTCACCACACGTTGAACTAGCAGACAGACTTTATAAGATGAGCAAAGGTTATAGACCCGTGTTTGCTTTATCAGGTAGTGACGGTGTAGAAGTTGCAATAAAGATGGCGTTTGCATATCATCAAAAAATAGGAAATAAAAGAAATAAAATAGTTTCATTTGATGACGGATATCACGGTATGACATTATTATCATTAAGCTGTGGCGATAAGGATCTTGAAAAAGCATACTACGGAATGAATCCTTATCAAGATGTTATTAAGTTATCACGTAACAATTTAGATGCAGACATAGACTGGTCGGACGTTGCTTGTATTATTATAGAAACTTGTCCACATAACAAGGATATAGAACCTTATGGGTTTGATGTTTGGAACAAGGTTAATAAAATACAATCAGAGCATGGCGTATTAGTAATCGTTGATGACATCTTTATGGGCGGCGGAAAGACAGGATCGTTCTTTGGTTGGGACAAGTTACCTGTCAACCCAGATTTATTTGTAATGGGTAAAGCAATTACAGGAGGATTTTTTCCTTTATCGATTGCTATGTATAATGAAAAGTTACACGAACAACTAAAAGATTCTAATTGGGTACACGGTCATACATATAGTTTTTGTTTGTCCGGCGTATTAAGTATGCTAGAATATCTTAATGTTTTAGAACAATACAACTATATGGATAATGTTAATAACATTATAGAACTTGCACGTACACACTTTGAAAATGCAGGTTGGCATATTATAGGAAACTACGGAATAACATTTATATTGTTTAAGAATGGTAATCACTTTAGATTTATATTACCTATAAATGCAGATCAAGAATATTTTGATGCTATACCAGACACATTAAAAGGATTGGAGGAGTTATGGTCAAAGTAGCAATAACAGGACATCTATCAGGATTAGGAAAAGAACTTTACACACGCATACCAGATAGTGTAGGGTTTGACTTAGGTAGTCATCATGACATTAAGAATCCAGATCCTTGGATTGAAGCATTATTAAGTTGTGATGTTTTTATCAATAATGCGTATGACGGATTTCATCAAGTTAATATGTTAGAAAAAGTTTTTAAGAAGTGGATGAAAGAGGATAAAACAATTATCAACATTAGTAGTACTGCTTCAGAAATAAAGCATATAAATTATCAAATGGGATTCTATCCTATACATAAGAAAGCATTAGACGAGGCGTGTATGAGATTGCAACACATAGAAAAAAATTGTAGAATAGTAAACGTAAAAATAGGTTGGATGGATACTCCAATGTCGGAAGATTTTGTAGAAGAAAAATTAGAAACAAAAGTTGTTGCAGATAAAATTATGTACATAATGGAAAACAAAGATATTACATCGATGACTATTGATGGAGGATTTAAAAAATGGAAGTATTAAAAACAGTATCTCTTTCAGATGGCGTTAATTTTAATCTATATCCTGGCCCAATAGGTTTGTTATGTAGTGGAGGTGCAGACAGCTCACTAATGATGTATTTTGCTTTACGTTTTTACAAAGGCATGGGTACATTACATATATTTGATCTTGCAAACAATCCTTTAGGATTAAAGAATACTGTAGCAGTAACTAAAGCACTCAATAAGAATGTAGAGCTTACAGGTAATCATGATGTACAATTACACATCATACACATGGACGGCGATAAGCCTAATGGTCCAGAAATATTAGGAGATATGATTAAGCAAGTTGGTGTTGATATAAATGTTGTAATGACAGGCGTAACAAAGAATCCACCAAGAAAAGTTTTAGAAACATTTACTGATGAATACGAATGTTCAAAAGATCCTAATAGAGATGAACCTAATTTAGAAGAACAATTATATGACGCAACAGATGAAGGATATCCTTGGGTATACACACCTTGGTCATTAATAGATAAACAAGGATTAGGAAAGTTATACAAAGAATATGATTTAATGGATAGTTTGTTTCCACTAACTTATAGTTGTGAATATTATCCAAGAGATAAAGTTTATGCAGACCCCGGCGACAAACATTGTGGCAAGTGTTGGTGGTGTCAGGAAAGAGAATGGGGGTTTGGAAGACTGTGAAACTAGTTTATAAGGACATTACAAAGAACGATTGGTTTTTAGTTAGTTGGACACTATCTAATAAATGTAACTATCGTTGTGAATACTGTCCCGATATACTACACAACGGTAGCACAGGACAACCACGTTGGGAAACTGTAGAACGTTTTATAAAAAATTTAAAAGTAAACAAGGATATTTGTTTTAGAATAAGCGGTGGAGAACCTACTTATTGGAAACACTTTATAGACATGGCAAAGTGTGCCAAGGAGCAAGGACATAAGTTTACTTTTGTTAGTAATGGTAGTCAAAAACCAGAATACTTTAAACGTATTGCACCTTACACAGATGCTATGATGTTAAGCTATCATAAAGCATACGCAGACCCAGAACATTTTATTAATGTAATTAATGAAAGCGGAATCAATACAGTTGTAAACATGATGCTATTGCCAACAGACTTTGAAGAAGCATTTAAGATATCAGAATATATTTACAACAAAACAAAAATAGCAAGTATTGAACCTAAAGTTATAGTAGATAAAACATCAGGTGATGCAATTACAAATGAAGTTGTAACTTATACACAGCAACAAAAGGATACAATTACAAATTGGCCTTTTAGCAGAGATATAAACTTTGGTGACGTACACAGAGGTGAAATGCAATTAAAATACAATGATTGGTTTAAGGATAGCAAAGATGTAGATGTTAACCAACTAATACTAGACGGTAAAAATAAATTTGTAGGTTGGAAATGTTGGGCAGGTGTTGATGGTGTAAATATAGATATGTGGGGCAATATGTATAGAGCAGATTGCCAGTTTGGTGGACCAATAGGAAACTTAGAAAGATATAAATTACCAACTGAACCTATAGTATGTGGTAAAAGCATTTGCAGTTGTTTAAGTGACCTGTACTTAAAGAAAGAACAAGTTGAATATGAGTAGAATATTAGTAACAGGAAATCCTAATTATGAAGGATTATGCAAAGGAATTTACGAAGCATACAATAACAATAGAGTAGAATTTATTGGTAGATGGAATAACTTTGATTTAGGTGACTTTGAAGCTGTTGGTAACAAGGCAAAAAACTGTGATGTATTTGTAAACAGTCAATATGGTCCTGACGGAGAACAGGTTGATATATTAAATGCTGTATACAGCAAAATGGAATCAGGACACATTATTAATATTAGTAGCACAACAAGTTATTGGGGTGACGGATATAGTCCAGAGAATTATCTAGAAAACAAAACAGCATTAGACGAACGTAGTAAAGAACTATGTAAAAATGTTTGTTGGGGTAATAGCAAAGTGCGTATAACTAATATTGCATTTGGTCAGCTAAACAGCAACACACAAAAAGTAAAAGACGATAAAAATAAAATTAGTTTATTAGAAGCAGGTAAACTTGTTAAGTGGGTAATTGACTTTCCGCCAAATATTAATTTACACTATATCTCACTAGATCCTATACAAACAGATCTTTAAGTTCAGGACAATAATCTAATACGTTAGTATCTCTAATCTTATCTAAATCTTTAGTATAGTTTACAAACAAGTCTAAGTGTTTGCCTAGTTCTGCATCTTGTTCGTAAGTAATCTTTGGAAATCTAAAATCAATCTTATCTAGTATTTCGTTAGGTAATATTCTTGGATTCAAATAAGGAGGCTTGGCAACAACGTTATTAAAATATATTTCCCAGTTGTCTTGTTTGTTTTCTTCAAACCACCACCATATCTTATCAAGGTGTGCAATATTATATGTCATAATAGTAACAGCAATAATAATCCTATCAAAGTCATATTGTTTTAGGTTTTCATTCAACTGTTCAAACGTAAAGTTTTTTCCACCTCTGATATATTCATATAACTTACCTGTACCTTCTAAACTTACTGTCCATTTAGTTTCGCCATAGTGTCTTGCAAGTTCCTGTATTTCTTCATCAACAATCGTACCATTCGTAGTCCAGTCAAGTGTAACATTTTTAGCAACTCCTAAGTCTATAAACTTCTGCAATATCTTTTTGTTTGCAGGTTCCATGTAAGGTTCTCCACCCTTGATACTTAGGTAACGTAAGTTCATAAATGGTGTAGGATCCTCAAATAATTTTTCTATGATCTGTTCGCTCTTATTAGTGTAACCAAATTCTGGATCATCAGTTCTTCTAAAATATGGGTTACCATTTTGTGCAAGTTTTAGATCGTCCTTTACCCAAGCACTAGAATTGATACCATCGCACATACGACATTTTAGGTTACATATATTGCTCATATTAAACTCCAAAAAGTAGATATCTGTGAAGTTTTTGGAGTAGTCATATTCCTTGTCTTTAAGCATCGGATTCAATATATCTTCAAAAAACTTACGTCTGCTATGACCCACAGAGGCTTCTTTTAAAGCACATTGTTCGCACTCGGGCGGTAACACTCCACTACGGATAGAATCACGTGTGTATGACGCTGTATAGCTGTTTAAAAGGTCATTTAAAGGTGTTTGTAGCACGTTTCCGTAACGTTTTAAGTACACTCCGTCCGGTACTATATCACCGTTAAAACGTACCAAAATACTATGCCATGGTGCGAAGCATTTCATCAAATTTCTCTCCAAAAGCGGACCTAAGATCGCTTTCTAATTTATCGTGTATTTCCAAAGGATTTCTTATTCCAATGTTATCCCAATCAACCAAATACATATTATCTCCGTCAATTAAGATGTTGCTTAACACCCAATCATAATGTACATAGGGCGATGTTTGTTTAATACTGTCTACACAAAAATCATATATCTTTTTAATAAATTCAGGTGTGTGTTCAAATGTATTTGCAGGTACACCTGGAACTATATGGTAATCAATCCACGTAGTTTCTGTTGTTACACCACAATCAATTACCCAACCTTCCATTACTACATTTAATACGGCAACGTGTTCTTCCATCATGTCCTGATGTACACCTTCCCATACTTTTCTATATCTATCTTCTAGCTTATAGACTTTACGTTTCTTTTCTATGTTTTCTTTAACTAATTCCATAATATCCTGCTACCTCTGGCAAGTAATCTTTTATGCTTACACCTCTGTGCTTATCTAACACTCCTATCCACTTTCTAAATTCGTCTTGTTTTTCTATGCTTGTTGGTTGTGCCATCCAATAGTCAAAATGTTTTATATTGTCTTTCATTGCCTGTGGTGCATTTTTAATATGTAAACTATCAGGAGTCATTAGTAAGTTATCAAATATTTCTAGGTCGTTAGCCTGTGCGTATTCTATGTACGTATCGTGTTCTAATACATTCATTATTTGTACAGTAGGTCCTAAACTTACATCAGCTACTTCTCTAAACTTGTTTAAGTTATATTCTACAGTATCCCAATCACTACCCCAACGTATATAATCATTTACTTTGCCTATGCCATCAATACTAAAGTTCATGTTAACATTATCAAATCTTTTTAATTCATCAAACACCTGTGGGTTGAATAGTGTACCATTAGTGTTAAATCTTACTTCTACTGAAGGATCTAATTTTTCTAAAAACTTATTCAAGCCTTTGACCATCATAGGTTCGCCACCTGTTAGATAAACTTCTCTTAGATTAGGATTACGTGCAAGTGTTTCTCCTTGTTCATCTGTATACCAGTTATACAATCCGTAATCAAACCAACCCCATGGGCTTTCGCCTTTTGCTTTTAGTTCTTGATGTTCATAGTATAAACTACTTGAACTACCTGGATAACACATAGTACAACGTAAGTTACACTGATTACCAAACCTAATATCTAAATGGCTAATACCAGGACCATATTCTCTTGGTCTTTGTCGCATACTTGGTTTACCAGCTTCTTCCATAAGCTGACATTTTTTACAAGCATCTGGCCATTCACCTTTGGCTAATTGTTCTCTTGCTTTAGTAGGTGTAGCACTGGCTAACCATTGTTCAGGAGTCATATCCTTTATGTTTTCTTTATTAGTTTCTTCCTTACTAATACAACACATACGGAACTCTCCGTCTGGACGCACCATTACTTGATGTTCTAAATACTTACACTTCACCGCAAGTTACCTCACAAATTTTAAATCTTTTATCCATAGGATCTGTTAATGTATTGCTTTCTAATATCTCGTGTAACGGCATATCATTAATGTTTAACCACTTAATACTGTTTATGTCTTTTGCATAAGGACTATTTAGGTCCTTAGGATATCTATCAGCAAGTGTATAACAACACGGAAATACTTCTCCCATATGGCTTACTTGTATTTTTTGTTTCTTTTGCCACTTACAAGTTATGCAACTCTTGTCAAATCCTTTTTCTAATAATCCTTCCACACGTTTTACATTATCTAAATGTTTCTTTTCATATGTAATTGTACGTGCAGTATCCTTCTTACTAGCCTTAAACTTCTCCATAGCTTCACTTACTACACTATCTATTGCACTAAACGTATAACCACCATTTATATCAAACGCACCAAAGCCCATGTCCTTGCTTAACTGTTCTGCTTCTTCTAGTTGGTGTGCATTATGCTTAAACACTAGCATACGCCAACGTGCAAGTCCACCAGCTTCTATAAATGCTTTTGCATTTTCCATAACCTTGTGCCATTGTACATTTCTTCTGTACAAATGATTTGTATCTTCCAATCCATCAATACTAAAAACTACATGGGTTGGAAAAGGAAAAGGTTTTAAACAGTTCGCCAACTCTGCGAAAAATTGTGGACCATTCATTCCTCCATTGGTATGTATATGTATCTCTGGCATCTTGTAATTACGCAAATAATTTATACATTCAAAGATATAAGGGTTACGTAACGGATCTCCATACGCACCATTTAAAACAATTTTGTTTATGTTTTCACAAACTTCTTCAGTAAATAATTTCTTCCAAGTATTAGGCTTCATGTGTTCAAGAGGCATCTGTGGATTAACTTCTGTACCACCAATATTTCTACTGCAATTACCACACATAGCATTACAGTGACTAGTAAAGTCTACAGTAATTGTATCTATGTCCGTTGGTTTTAAATAGGGCATAGTAGTATTTAAGCCAATATATGAGCATTTAATGGTAACGTGGCGGTAAATATTCGTATGAAACATCTCATGGCATTCCACAAAGAAAACGGTAAAATCATTAATAAACAGTACCCAGATCTGTTTGATGTACAGTGGTTACTTGAAGAATCACAGTGGCCTTACTTCCATTTGAGTGCATTAGACAAGCAACCGTTCAAGGGTATGTACGTAGAAGCAGAGAACTTAATTGACAAGTTTCATAGCCATAGAGATGATTACGGACATGGTTGGAAAAGCCTCACACTACACGGACTAGATGAGGATACGCAATCCTTAAACAGTTACGGACTAGAACGTGACGAAGTTCTTAAACAATTAGATTGGACTTGGGTAGCAGACAAGTGTCCTGAAACTAAAAAGTTTCTCACAGATGTTTGGCCAGCAGAGTTTCTTAACAGAGTAAGGTTTATGTTATTGGAACCAGGCGGGTATATTATGCCACATCAAGATCGCAAGGACGAAGAAAAACGTTTAAGTGTATGCAACATCAGTTTAAACAATCCTGAAGGTTGTGTGTTTGTTATGAAGGATCAAGGCATTGTTCCTTTCAAGGATCAAGGTAGTGCGTTTTTAATGGACATCAGTAACGTGCATAGTGTTTGGAATCAAAGTGACAAACCAAGAATACACATGATAATACATTCTGAGATTGGTAGACGTGCAAGAGATTTCTTCTACATTCTTAGAAAAAGTTATTATACTAATAAGGATAGACTGCATGAAGGATTGGAATAGTTTATCCGTAGATAGATACTACGAAGATTTATCAAACAATAACGAAGTAGGTATAGGTATACTTGATATATCTCGCGACATTGAAAGCGAGTTTGTAAGTAAACGCACCTTTGATATGACATACTTTTATGTTAATCGTATGTTAAAAATGAAACTAGCTTCTTACGTTGGCTTTGATAGTAACGTAAAACAGTTGTTAGAAAATGCAATACAAAAGAATAAGAAGTATTGTATGATTGCTTGTCAAGGTCTTTTGTTATTTAGAGGACCTAGTCTAGTTACAAAGAGTTTAGAATATGCAAAAAATAATCCAGACTTCTTTGTTGTTGGACATATCATGGACAAGAAAAGTCAACATCATTACATAACATATGGTGCTTATCCAGGTTTACACAGACAATACTTGTTTGTTAATTTAGATAAGTGGGTAGAACTAGGCAAGCCAGAGTTTGATGAACTTGGTATATTCCACGATAGAAAACCATTATATAAAAATGTAGAGTTTAGCAAGAACACAGTAAACAGTGAATACACTCCGGCTTGGGTAAAAGCAGGCGAAGGAGAAGACAAGTGGGAAATAACCTCAGACGGAAGTAACTGGATTGACATAGCTTGTAGAAATAATATTCAAATAGACAACCTAACGTTAGATATGCGTGAGTGTAAGGTATTTTTATATCCATACAACAAGAGTAAATCATTAGAAAAAGTATGGTTAGATAAACGTAATGATCCTATAGTAGATACTTTAGAATACAATCAAAAGGCTTGGATACGTAAACTAGGTTACCAAGAAGAAATAGAAAAGGATAGAGTGTATGCGTTTAACACAGAAACATTATCAGCAGAAGGTAAACGCACAGAAAACATAGATCACTTGTTTAGTGCGGCCGCAGGATTCAAACCTTTAGCAATTTTAAAAACAAATGGCTTTAATAAACTTACTAGAGTACACTACTTTGATTGGTGTGATGCTAGTTTATTTTACAAAAGACACCTATTAGAAACGTGGAATGGCGTTGATTTACACCATTGGCTACTGGAACACGACCTAAAGTATAACTTCAGCTCAACGTATAGGGGCAATTACGAGTCATATTGGCATCAAGAATTAAATGATTTCGGCGGTGCAGAAGCATTTAAAGAGTTATGGGATCAGTATGTAGAGCTTGAACATAACTTTTATAAGATAGATATTGTTAATGAAAGTAAAAATTTATTTGATATAATTGAAGCACAAACAGGCAACAAGGTATTATGGACTACAAACATTTGGTCAAGCGAAATGTTACATTGGAACGAAGAGCCTGAACAGTTAGAACTAAAGTATAAAAAGTTTAAAGAACTTATTCCAAGCGACTTAACATTATACGGTCACGATTATGTTGCAATGGATCTAAATGAAAGTGTAAAAAATGATTACACTCATGTGAGGTACCAATAATGAAAACATTAGCATACGTAATAGGTGGCGAAGCTAGACTAGTATCACAAGCATTTGAACAAAACGAAATATACAAACAATTATGTAAAGAGTATGATGTAAGTGTTTATGTACATAGTTGGACACAGGTTTTCAAATGGAACAAAGACAATGCTGATTATAGATGGGCTAGAACACAAGGATATTATCCTCCAGGAAGTAAAAACAGTTATAAGACAAAAGATGATATTATCTCTGAATATAGTATATACAAACCTAAAGCTATTAACGTAGAAGAATATAATGAAAGTTACAATGATGATGACTTTCCATTTGGACAATACATTAGCAGAGCAAGAGGATATAGAAGCATTGAACAATGTGATTATGTTTGGCTTGGTAGATCAGATCTAGTAGGTCAAGGTCCTTTGCCCCAATTACAAGAAGGCAAGATATTTTGCCCTAGTGTGTCATTTGAAGAAAGCACAAATAGTTATAGGGCAGAAGATTGGTATTATGCAGGGCCATATGATATGTTTAAGAATTTACTTGTATGGGCTGATGATCCTATAAACTGCATGGCATCATTATATAACAATCCTTGGATAATTGAATTAGGTGATGAGAAAATAAGAAACACACACGTTTGGCAGGCAATACTAACAGGAGATCAGGGTAAGGATATTTACGTGGGCGATGAAATAAAATGGAAACTATTAAATTATTAATATTAGATTACGATGGTACCTTGGCAGATTGTAAGCCATTGCACCAACAGGCTTTTAGAAAGGCTTGTATGAAAGTTAATAATGCTATACAATATACTGACCTAGAAGTAGAAGGACTGCCTACACTTGTTAAAATAGATTACATAAAAGCAAAAGGCTATAAGTTTGATGAAACGTTATTAATGGATCTTAAACAAGAATATACAATGAATGACCTAAGTAAGTATGTTAGATTTGATCAAGAACTTAA